TATATGGAAACCAATATCTAAAGTTATTAATTGGGTTATGGAAAAATTTGGCTGGAAAGACGACGATCCTAATGCACCAGACTTTGATCTCTTTACATTTATCACCGGTATTTGGAAAACTGTAGTAGATAAAGTAAAACAAGGGTTTATCGATTTTGGCAACTGGGTATCAAGTATTCCAGCACGCATAAAATTAATGGCACTTGAAACTATTCAAAGCACCCCGGGGGTTGGTGGATATCTTGTTGGAGACGACGATATTGCAGCTGCAAAAGCAGCTGTCGATAACTATGCTGCTTCACCAGGTATAGCAGCAACGGGTGATGTATTAGGTGCAGCTCAAACTGCGGTGCTCGATGCTACAGCAGCTAATTCTGGTGCAGGTAACGGAGATCCTAATCCTACAGGAAGTACTGTATTAAATGATAATAAGTCGCTAACTATCGTAGATAAGACACCACCGCCGCACAGTCCCACGACTGGAAGTGTTCGGGATAAGACAGCCATGGAATGGCAGGGCTATGGTCCACCTAACCTACAACACTACTACTAGACGCTAAAAGCAACACATTGACGTCATAATTATATTATTCTAGATACAAAAGGAGAGTATAAAAATGATAGATCCGGTTACCGCTTTGGCCACAGCTTCTGCTGCTTTTAATTTGATTAAAAAAGGTTTCAGCGCTGGTCGCGATTTAGAATCTATGAGCAATGATTTAGGTAGATGGATGGGTGCTTGTAGTGATATCAAAAAGGCAGAAGAATTCTCAAAGAAACCTCCACTGTTTAAAAAGCTATTTGCCTCTGGAAGTGTAGAAGAAGATGCACTACAGTCGTTTATGGCTAAAACGAAAACAGACGACATGAGAACAGAACTAAGGAATATAATATCAATGACACGTGGACCATCAGCATGGAAAGAATTAGTAGAGACAGAAGGTAGGATTCGAAAATCAAGACAGCAGGCAATATACGATCAAGAAGAACGTCAACGACAATTCTTTGAGATGATAGCTATTGGTGCAGCAATTATTATAAGTTTAGGTACAGTCGGATTCCTACTATGGGCATTCGTTCAAGCATAAAAAAAGGGGAGCAATTAAGCTCCCCTTTTTGGTAGTTGCCTGGATGAAATTATCCAGCGGCAAGCTTATTAAAGTATGATAATGAATCGTCATCATCTACTGCGCCTGCAGCTTGTGGTACAAAGCTAGGTTGCTGCGGAGCGGGTTCTGCAGCAGTTCGTTGCATTGGAGCAGACATAGTTTCATCAAGAGATACAGACTCAGCTGTAGTCATGACGGCACCTTCTTCACCAAGTACACGATTTAATTTAGCTTTAAGCTCTTCATAAGTTTTGAAGTTCTTAGGATCAACGATCTCTGACAAGCTGTACAGAGTATTGTAGATAGTTTCAAGTTTAGCCTCATCGTCAGATAAAGCTTTAGCTGCAGAGAACTCAGACTTATCATAGTTGCGATAACCAGCAACCTGTTGTATCTTAAGTTTAAAGTCTGCACCTTCCCAGAAATCGTATGGATTGACCGGAGTCTCATCCGCGAAAGCTGGTTGCATTACATCCATGACCTTATCAAAGATCTTCTTACCGAATGTGTATAGGAATGTTTTCCCATCATTCGAAGGATTGGATGGATCAGATACTACCAAGATATTTGACACATAGTGCAAGCGACGCTTACGATTACGTGCGATATCTTTGTCTTCATCACGACCAGAGTTCCATAGAACACTATTCATTTCAGAGACTGGATCATCTTTACCGATAGTAGTTAACGAATTCTCGATGTACCACTGACCAGTTGGTCCTTTAAAACCATGATCCCAGTAGCGAACCCAAGGTAATTCTTCACCTTCGGATGCTGGTAAAAACCTGATAACAGCATAACCGTTACCGGCTTTATCTACTGTTGGTTTCCAAAAGCGTTCATCAACGTATGAGACCTTCTGACCACCGCCGACAGCTTCAGCTGCTTTGGTGAGAGATGCGATATCAGCGCGATTTCGTTTAAGATTTGCAAAAGACATATTGTATTCCTTATATTACAGTGTATGTTTGTGTGATTTGATATGGTTATTATAACACATATCGCTTAGGATGTAAACACTTTAAATACGATTTTTTTCATTTTTTCGACATTTACATTCATTAGCAAGCTATATTTCCGGATCTTGCGTGACACATCTGGCCACAGTATAGGATCCGAAACCTTCTTGTCCGCCCTACTCATAAAGTTAGTTAACTTATTTAAAATAACGACTGACTCTATATGTATATCGCCAGATAAGTAGGATTCCACAACCTTTGGATATTGGTTGCCGATTTCAAACAGCTGATCAAAACTATCAACATTTACTTTATCAAGATCTTGTTGAAAGTTATATCCCAGGGACTCTGTTCTTTTTTGCCAATCACGATATACATGGTCATTACCAAGCATATCGCCAACCCACTTATTGTCTGCAACAAAGTGTGCAGCATAATAATTGATCAGCTCGGGTGGTGTATCGAACATTCTACCAATCTTGGCAAAGAAGTATTTATCTTTGCGTTTCCAAAATGATTGGGGTCTGGCAGATGTTTTATAATTATACTTCGGTGCATCATAAGACTCTTGCTCGAAATGCAGCTTCAAAGACTGATAGTATCTAAACGCTTCAAAAGGTTCCATTATCATCGTACTTCTTCATCCTTATTGCATTCTGTAAATAGAATATATGCCACTCTTTAGTATTAATGTCAAGAGCAGCTATAGCATCCAACTCAGGATTACCTTTATAATCAGCTGCATCCATTAAGCTATAAAAGCCTATAGGCATTGCATCTAGTTTACCGATCATATCACGGTTAAGAGTGAGACACCTTGATCGTCTACGGTTTTCATTGTCCATATAGGTTATACTATACACACCGTCTTCGAGTAGTTCAATCAATTGATATTTGTCGTAATGCAAACTCATATTGGAAGTCGAGCTCCTCCGCCTTTAATGGCATTCACTTCAAGAGCTTCAGCTTCAATCTTATCTATAATGACAGGACTCAATAGCCTCTTAATATCTTCAGGTGGCAATTCCCTTTCTTCACATACGATTAAGACAGCTTCAATATAAGCTACACGAAGATCTTTGACCTTCTCTTCAACCATAGTAGAAAAGCGTTTCTTTGTAATAATAGGTGTTTCAACCGGATTTTCCCCACTTATAGAAGTGGTGGTCGTCAATAGTTGTAATGTACTCAATAGTTTTACTCCAATACGGTTTAACATTTTTTGAATGATAGTGCGTGCTTCCATGTGATATATCGAACCCTGTTTCGTAGAGATGCACTGCTCTTAGGGCTCTATTCAATGCATCTATCCATGCTGGCGTGTCACGAGGCTTATCAGATAAACCATCGCAATACCAACTAAATTGGCATTTGTTTCTTTTAAGTGTTCCGTTACTATTCTTACTAGAGTCTTCAACTACTTCGCATATTGTATCTGGATACCGATCATCGGCAACTCGATTTAGTACTACGTGAGTAACTGCAATACCACCATTAGGGGATTGATTGCGTGACTCAAAATATGAATTCAATGCTAAACAGTTTATGTCTTCAGAAGATATAATATCTGTCTGTGCCGCAATTGAATCTAGAGGAGGCTTACCTTCCATTTGTTCTAGTGTAAGGTCTGTATTAGATGCTCCATTAACGTCGGAACCTAAAACCATTATTGCTGAAACAACAGCTAATTGTCTTATCATTTATCTACCACTCTCATCAATATACAGTCTGCGTTAATGCGACCGTTTGGTTTTGATTCTTTTGTAGTTAGCTTAGACCAAGCATTGTCAATTTGTTTAATCGACTTTGTTTGTACTAAACTTAAGAAGTCAGCAGGTTTACGTAACCTGATCTTTCTAGAGGTATCATCAACTCCCTGTAGAGTTGTACCCTTGACAGAGAACCCGCTCGTGACTCCTGACACATATTCGGTGATTTCACGTGTCTTGGAATTAAAGACATAAAGCCTCATCATTCCAACTATTGAGATAGGATTGATGGAGACCAGTTTGTTCTCACTATCATCTTTCCTGTACTTCATTTTTGCGACTTGCTTATCTGCCGACTTTACACGTGGTTTACTTACCTTACGTGTAGCAGCGCTTGCAGCTTTCAGTTTATCACAGTCATCTAGCATCACTTCGACGTGAGTAATACGCCGTCTCATAACAGAACGCTTGATGTGTGAATAGCCTTCCACGGCCTGGTCACAGCGCTTGTGATAAGAATCGCTAAAGTCAAGAAGCCATCCCTCAAGGATCTTTCGAACGGGTCCTGCCGCTTTACCTGTAAGACCATGGAAGCGAAGCCTGTTGTATAAATCAAACTCAGGTTCTTCACCACCGATCCATGCATCTTGCAGATCGTCCAGCTCAGTTAAAATTGTGTCATTTAACTTTTGCTGGTATCGTTGAAGTGGAGTCAAAACAATCACATTAGACTTTGCACTAGTATCCTCTTTCTTATTTTTAAGAAGTTCTTTACCAGTCTTGGTCGCTTCATCAATGAAACGACGGATAGCCTCATGCCCATCATAAAAGGACTCTACTTCAACAATCTTCGTGCTGCCGTCCATTTGAAGGACGTTGCGGTTAATGATCCGCTTCTCAAACTCTAGTCCGAGATTAGACCATTCCATACACGCAGCAACATGTGTCCGAACGGTAAACACCCATTCAGGACAAGCTAATATGGCGGCTGCATCTGATTTAGTGCATGTCTTTTTAACATACGACTTCATCAGCTTGACAGCATCTTTACGGTCAACATCACCTTGGAAATAGCTTCTATAGTATTCGAAACCTTTGTCAACAGGTGCAGCGTTAATACCGGTACGTGCCCGGCGTGGGATAACTACTTTCTTTTTCTTGACCTTTGCGATGCGTCTTGTAACCGCCATGATATTCTCCTCTGATTATAGATACTATTCTATCATAGTTGATAGAGAATGTACACAGTTAATTTCGCTTTATACGACTTTTTTTACATTAGTCATTAAGAACGATCTCCAACCTTCGGCATTAACGTCATAACATTTAATAGCGCCGATTGTAGTATCAACACCTTCAACGTAATTTCCATCGGTTTTAGGATGTGCTTCTCTAGGGATTCTTCCCATATCCAAAGTACAATCCATTTCACGCTCATCACCATTAAGTTTAGTGAAAGTAACAGTGATTACTCCTTCGCGGAGTCGGTTTAAGATTTCATCTCTATTCATTAAATGTGTCCTTCTAAGATTAAACGATGTTGGCAATAATCTCCATAACTTACGGAGTACTTCTCTTTATCAGCTGGCAACTCGGGGGAGTCATCTTCCAGCCATTTATCACGCAGGAATACTTTTGAGTTGTATACCCGCTCTTTTAATCTCTCGCCTGCATCAATCATTGCTTGAGCAGTATTCATGATTTCATCTACGCCTTCTTCAGCATCAGATGGATCATACACTAAATTACCGGACATTAAACAATGCATACTAAATGCAGAGTCTGTAATTGTTTCCCAATCAGAAGATTGAGACGCAGTTGGACTATCGTTTTGTCCGATATAAAAATCAGTAGTGATTCCTTCTAAATCAGCACTGATGTCTAGATCCACATCTAGGTTGACTTGTTGCATTAGTTTCTCCTCATTTGAGCTATATCTATTGCTTGGCTTGTGCCACGCATGATTGGGACTGCATTGGATTTGTGCATTTGACCGATTCCGACGATGAGGTCTCCTGTATATTTTGGGACTTCTTTTCTGGAACAGGCGCCTGGAATTGAATCCGACGTTTGGAGGCTTCTATACTCCTTTGTGTTGCGGACATACGATTTGGTTGGCGCATACTCTACAAATTCCTTTTTGATTTTTGGCATGTTGCCAGTGATATAGTCTACATAATTTTGTAATGTTTCGAACTGCAAACTATGCATATTTTTACGACGCATGTCTTTATTATATTTGCGCCACTCCATCTCAACAGCTTTCATATCAAGCTTCTTAGATTTCTTTTTAGATTTGCCAAGGCCTTGTACACCTTGAATCATATGCATGCTCATAGCTTCTTTTCCTATCATCAAAATTAAAACTACTTAAATCAGCGCTGACGCTGGTTAAAATAGTTTTCGTGGGAGGGGCTTACTGCAGAGCCCCTCCCCTTATCTGCATTTCGTATGCAGCAACCGTCTGGCTTATACGGTACCAGCTGCTCTACCGACCTAATGAAAGTGTACAATATTCACTAGGATTTCCGTCGGGAACTTTGACGTCTGTCTAGGCAGGAGTCTATCCCCAATCGTTATCAAATTTCGTTGTCTCGCGCATTGTTTCGCCGTAGTATTCATTAGCGTATTTAGATGCATCAGTCCACTGATTGTGGTTTTCATCCATCTTGTCAATAGCATTATAAAACCGGTTAAGATTATCCTTGTACAAATCTTTACGCTCAGCGCGATCCGTAGATACGAACACACTGCGTGTTTTGGTTTGTACTTTAGATTTAAAAGCTTTTTTAGCTTGGATCTTATCATGTACAGTTTTAATAAGTGCGAGACGATCGGCTTTTTGTGTTTCAGTCATCATGTAGTTGTTCTCCTCAGAATCAATTTATATTAGTATTATACCACAGTTAAAGGGGTTTGTACACCTTTATTTTAGTTTATTTGCGTTTATTTGCAAATTAAATAGTAGCATCAGCAGATTGGAACCTCTTAACACCCTGTTCCCAAAGAATCTTAGCATCATCATCAGAATCAAAACCTTCTTCAGAAGCAAAGTCCATTGA